CTATCAAGGTGATGTATTTTTTTGTCATCGGTGATGGATGGGATTTGATGGTAGCGCATCCGCCATGCACGAGGCTATGTAATAGCGGGGTGTGTTGGCTCGAAAAAAGAAACCTTTGGGATGATATGAAGCAGGGCGCAGCGTTTTTCAAAAGAATCATGGAGGCTGACATTCCGAAAATTGCAATTGAAAACCCTATCCCTCACAAGTATGCACTGGCAGAAATCGGGCGCAGGTACGATCAAATCATTCAACCGTGGATGTTTGGTCACGGTGAAACAAAGGCGACGTGCCTGTGGCTTAAAAACCTACCTCCGCTTATGTCAACGTGCTTTTCATCTGAGCGGGTGCAAAGGCTTCATCTGTTGCCACCGAGCGAAACAAGGGCAAAGGAACGCAGTAAAACATATCCAGGCATAGCGCAAGCGATGGCCGAACAATGGGGAGGATTAGCATGATAACCAACTTTGAAACCATTACCCGCGAATTGGACGCAATAGACCTGAAATTCCTTCCGGTTATCATTGCCGGTATGAAGGCCCACCGAGGGAAAGATAACGCGATAACGGGCGCGGAAATCTGCCGGAAGGTTGACGGACTGACCGAACCGCGCCTCAGAAAGATCGTGAACCACATCCGGCAGAATGCTATGTTGCCCGTCATCGCCACATCGAAAGGGTACTTTACCGCCGATTGCGTGGAAGATGTGCTGTCGCAGATTCAGTCGCTTCAGGATAGGATTGATGCGATTAAGGCTGCGCAGGATGGACTTCGTAAATTTGTAACACAAACACATACATCATGATTACCGAAACAGAAAAGGCGGAGGTCTGTTGGTCAGTGGCGCGAGATATAATCTTGCATGACCTTGATGGGTATATGTATGACGAAAGCATTGTCATTCATAGATGGTTGCCCGGCGACAGAAAGATCGAAATCACAAAGCGCGAGTTCATTGAGATTATGAACTGCGATCACAACAATCTCACAATCACTTTTACTAAACCACAATAACCAATGGACAAACTCAGCATCAAAGAGGCCGCCGACCTCCACACATCGGTTGAAGAACTGGAGCGCGAAGTTGCGATACTGACCGCGCAGCATACTGTCTTGTTTGGTCACGATCCTATTGACCACAATGAGCAAGCTATAAAGTTTGAAACCCTCACCGAACTTGGCCGCGAGATTCAGGCGCGACTTAACAAGCTGTATGAAATCACGGGCGATAAAATCTACAAGCCATGAAAGAAACCTACATACACGCCCAACTAATCAACGCCGCACCGGACTTGTTGGAGGCGTGTAAATTTGCCCTTGAGCAATTTATGAATATTGAACAATCTGAATTGTTTGATCCATTTGTAATTCAGCAATTATCAGACGCCATTCAAAAAGCGGAAGGAGGTAAATCATGAAAGAAACCTACATACACCCGACTGCGATTATTTACCCCAATGTGACGATTGGGGAGGGCTGTTATATCGGCCCGTATTGCATCATCGGAGGCCCGCCGGAACACGCGGATATTGACCCGTTTACGTATGAAGGAACTGGCGTTTACATAGGCCCGAATTGCCGGTTGTATGGACACGTCACGATTGACGGTGGAATGATTGGTGCAACTCAAATATCCCCTCGCTGCATTTTTATGAAGGGTTCGCACGTAGGTCATGATGCTGTGATTTGGTCGGATTGCACTATTTCGTGCGGGGCGAAGATTGGCGGTCACAGCACGATTTTGGATAAATCAAACATTGGCCTCAACGCAACACTGCATCAGTTTACTGTATTAACCGTGGGGACAATGGTAGGAGCAGGGGCATTTGTCAAAGGCAAACACCTTGAAAAATGGCGCATCCTCGCGGGCGTTCCGGCGCGTGACATCGGCGAAAATAAAGTAGGGAGGGCGCGATGGGGGAAGTGAAAATAGGCGATTACGTTTTGGTCAGTAATTGCAAAACAGCGCAGCCGGATTCGCCGTGGTACGTTTCTTTTATCGATCAAATACTGATTACAAAAAAGGGAACGTACTATCGTGTCATTGGTTCTGGCCGTTGGTGGAGGTACGCCAAAAAAATCACTCGAAAGCGCGGTGAGAAAATCATAGACACTTGGCCGCTAAAAGAAAATTTTGTATGAGTAAAGTATCAATCTGCATCCCCTTCCACCTGCGCGGGCATTCCGAATCACAGGCGTATGCGATTGCGTTTAAGCACTACGCCTCACTACCCTACACCGTTCACTTGTGCGGATCGGAAGGTGACGCTTCACGCAACTTCGCGTCCCGCTTCACCAACGACACTACGCACTACATCGAAGTGCCACAGGACAAGTTGACGACACTCAGCAAGGGTGACGATACGCTCAGGAAGAAGTTCAACGATTCACTTGCCACGTTACCGGATAGCGAATGGTACTGCCTGTGCGGTGCGGATGACATCATTCCTGCTTCGTTCTTTGAGTGGCTCGAAACGCGCACCGATGAGGGCGTGTGCATGGCGGGGCAAACGATGGGATCACCGATGATCCTGATTGACCTTGCGAACTGGCCGAAGGATAAGGCGGTGAAGAAAATCACGCTGAACTATTCAGTGAAACTCAGGTTAACCGGCGGTGTCAATGCGTTCTCGCGTAAGGCGATGGAGATGGTAGCCGGCACACCCTACAAATACGAGGGCTGCGAAACCGGCGCGGAGCGTATGTTCGCTGAAATCGGGTATATCCTCGACACTCCTGGATATGTGGTAATGCCGAAGGAGTTGATGGCCCTAAATCCGATGAGTAAACTTGTGGGCCGCCACCCGAACCATGAGGTCACGCAAGAAGATAGGGAGATAGTGAGGAGGTATTTGGGATGAGCTGGCAAGATGACTACCTGCCTAAACAGATAGAGGCGCTGGATCATCTTTCACTTGAAAGCGGTGCGGAGTCTGTGTTATATGGAGGCAGTGCGGGGTCGGGCAAGTCATGGTTCGGTTGCCGTTGGCAGGTCATGCGGAGATTGAAATATGCAGGTACGCGCGGCCTCATCGGTCGCTCGAAACTTGACACCCTGAAGAAGACTACCCTGCGAACTTTTTTCGAGGTGTGCGCCCAAATGAAACTTCAGGCAGACAATCACTACACCTTCAATGCGCAGTCCAATATCATCACGTTTATCAACGGCAGCGAGATCATTCTCAAAGACCTATTCGCCTACCCTTCCGACCCGAATTTCGACAGCCTCGGTTCACTTGAAATCACGGATGCCTTTATCGACGAGGCATCGCAGGTGTCGCACAAAGCAGTGAGCATCGTGCAGTCGCGCGTCCGTTTTAAGCTGAATGAATACAAGTTGCGCCCGAAGGTATTGATGACGTGCAACCCGTCAAAGGGATGGCTCTACAACGAGTATTACAAGCCGTGGAAGGATGGCGTATTGCCTGAGCATCGTGTATTCGTTCCGGCACTTCCAGGCGATAACTACCACCTTCCGGAATCCTACATGGAAACCCTCAGCCGCCTGCCCGAACAGGACAGAAAGCGTCTGCGCGATGGGGATTGGGATTATGACGAGAGCATTGACCGCCTGTTCAACATCGACGACGTGCTGCGTTGCTTCCGCAATGAACTACTCACCGGACAGAAGTACATCACCGCTGACGTTGCCCGCTTCGGTAAGGACAGGACGGTGATCGGTGTGTGGGAAGGTCTGACGCTCACGCGCGTTGAGGTGCTGCGCCGCGCTGACGTGACACAGGTCATCGCGAAGGTGCGCGAACTGGCGACCGCGAACGGGGTGAAACTTTCGAACGTGATCGCGGATGAGGACGGGGTCGGCGGCGGCGTGGTGGATGGATTGAAGTGCAAGGGATTCCTCAATGGATCACGCGCTACGAAGCCGGATAGGTATGTCAACCTGAAGGCCGAATGTTATTACAAACTCGCCGAACTGATAGAACAAAACCGCATTACCTTCGTGGGGATTGATAATCTGAAGGATGAGATAGTGAAGGAGTTTGACATGGTGCGGCGAAAGAACGTCGAGAAGGACGGGAAGTTGCAGGTCACCGGAAAGGAGGAAATCAAAGCGCAGCATGGTGTGTCGCCTGACTTGTGCGACATGATTATGATGCGGATGTTTTATGAGTTGTACCCGAACTATGGGAAGTACTCAGTGGGGAGTGGACGATAAACCAATACATCAATGAACAACGGACAACCTATCTACAAAGTGCTGGATTTATTTGGAAACGAAGAAACCTTAATTGTAAGCAAGAAAAAAGAAAAGGCCAATCTTTTCAGTGATTACGATGGATTCTTAGACAAATTTGAAATCAAGAAAACAACAGACGATTGCTACACGCCGAAGGAGGTAATGGATATTGTTATTGGGTACGTTAATGAAAAATACCCATTGAAAGGCAAAAAAATAATCAGGCCATTTTTTCCGGGTGGAGATTTTGAGAGTATCGAATACCCTGAGGATTGCGTTGTGATTGATAATCCACCGTTTTCAATCATCACCAAAATTTGCAGGTATTACCTTGCAAACAACGTGAAGTTTTTTTTATTTTGCCCGCATTTAACGGCGTTCGGAGCGGACATTGATTGCACTCACATTATTGCATCTGCTGACATTACATACGAAAACGGCGCAACCGTTAAAACCGCGTTTGTATCTAACATCTTTGGTGACGCAAAAATTATTGGTGACGCAGGACTTCATGAAAAGTTTGAAGAACTGAAAAGAAAAAACAGAGTTAGCCTACCAAAATACGAATACCCGCAAAACATCATTACGGTTAGCAAGGTGGCGTATTGTGTAGAAAAGGGAATATCACTGACGGTTGACAAAAGCCAGCTTCAGCATTGCCGGATACTTGATGCACAAAAAAAACACGGCAAGGGATTGTTTGGGTCGGGATTTATTGCGTCTGATTTTGTGGCCGAGGAAGCGGCAAAGGCAGCCGAGGAAGCGGCAAAGGCAGCCGAGGAAGCGGCAAAGGCAGCCGAGGAAGAAAAAAAGAGGCTTTCTGTGTTTTGGGAATTGTCTGACAGAGAGAAGGGAATCGTACAATCGTTAAACCAATCTAAGCCCTCACGACCACAATTTCATTCGTGCCCGTGAAGCGGCAATCTATGTGCGTCCACGTGGGGCTATCTCGCGGGTCTTCGATGGTTGTTAACCATCCACTCTCAATGAAGAAATGTGAGTGAGCCTGAATGACTTTATGAACATCCGCGACCGTCATGCCCGGAACGTGGAAATCGAGCGCCCGCCCGAACTTATGCTGTGAGTATTTCGCCCCTGTGCGCGTTCCTTCAGGCCGGAATCCGCGAAGTCGGAACTGACCACCGGACGACCAATTGTTTATGATTATCGGGCGGTTGATGGTTCTGCGCAGGTAGTCAATCGCGCAGATTATGCGGTAGTCCATGAGTTGAATAGCCCGCTCACCCCGCGCGGAATAGGTCACGGGGTCGATAAATTCATCGAGGTAAAAATTATCGGTAACGGGGATGCGCTTCATCGCTTCAAAATTACTACTTTTGAATCAAATACATACATCAAAACAAAATGGCAAAACCAATCTTTTTAGTGGGTCTTCCGTATGAAGCGGCAAACCAAATTCATGTTTTTCAACAAGAACTTGACCGTGTTTTAACGGATTACCACACGTTGATTTACATTCACAATAAAGACGAAATTGAATTTCGTGCTTTCTATGAAAAAGACTTTAATGAGGTAAAATATGAAGAGTTGAAAAGCATTGTCAATTCAATTACCGCATCTTCCTGATAGTCTCATCCTTCATCTTCGAGCCGCGCGAGCTGCCCACGTAGTACGCGAATATCTGCGTCCCGATGGTCATTACCGCGCCGAATGCCATGTATGCGAGTTCTTTATTGGCATCCGGAATGTGGACGAATATCAGTGCCGCCACGACCAATATCATCATCACAAGGCCGATCATTACGACCGCGCCCATCAGCCAATCGCGCTTACCACCGGACGCCCGCATAAATTCTATCTCGCGGTTGCGGGCATTTTCTTTGTCGGCCTGTTCGATGCGGAATGATTCGAGTTCGTCCTGAAGTTTCAGGCGGGTGAGTTCCATTTCCCATTCAAGTTTCTTCATCTCAAATTCAGAGGCGAGTGCGGCAATGGCGGCATCCTCATCGCGCTTGGAGTTGAGCAGGTCACCCACGCGATTGAGCGCCTCAATGCCTGTGATGTCACCCGCGATGTCAGCCACGTCACCGAGCGCGGGCTTTACTTTGTCGCGGAAGAATCGCGCAAATGCGGTGTCTTTGAATGGTTTTTTGTCGCTCATTTTTTCGTGGTGAAAATGGTGAGTATTGCATCCCCGATTCTGCGGTAGTTGGCCATCAGGTAGATGGTAATCTTCTCACCCATGAGTGTAGCAAGTGGCACAATGTACCGGCCCTGTGACACCCATCCATTGTGATCACACCACACGGCTGTGAGGTAGCCGAAAAACATCGACACGCCGACGATGCCGAGCCACTGAAGCAGGGAGAGTTTGCGTTTCATCATCAGTTCTGTTGAGATTTTAGCGACCACTCCGGCGACGATTCCCGCACCCCATACCCAACAGCGTGATATGAATTCAGCGAGTTCATTATGTGGACTTTCCATAACGAAATCCGATTTTGATTGATGCGTAAATGAGGACAAGAGCGGTAAATACATACTCATTCCATCCGGTTGATTCGGGGTTGAAAAATATCTCGTCGATCAGATTTGAGGCTGCGAGTACAGCCATTGAATTAGCGATGATCTGCGCATAGTAACCGACGATGACACACGCCACGGCAACGGACAGGGTGAACTTCCCGATGGCGTCAAGCATGAACCAGTAGTTATCTCCAAATGCAGGAACGCCCATGTAGGCAGCAAGCCATGCGATGAGGGTAATGGTAACGAGTATAGCGGCCATTCTTTTCATCGTGACCTCCGTGCCTTTGCCGGACGTTGACCGGCGAGTTTAGGGTAATTGACAGGGTTGGCGTCTGTGATAGATTGAACGCTGTCGATCTTCACCGTCTCGTCATCAGTCATCTCCCAGTATTCAATACCGGGGCTGATGGGTGCGCCAGGAGGTGTCAATACGCAGGGCGACTGAACGGGTTGATTTGTCACTGCGATGAACAGCGATGAGTTGTGGATCAGGATAGTGAACTTGTCACCCTTTTTTAATGCGAGGTTTTTTATTGCCATTGCCGTTGATTTTTTGCTCGTACTTTTTCAGTGCCGCAAGATACACGCGGTATGTCTTCTCTCGTTTCATCCGATGAAGCGTCTGAGGTATTCAAGTTGGTCAATGCCCTTTGATGAGGTCGCGCTGTGTCCGGTGCTGAAGCCGTATGAGAGTTTGTTCTGATACGGTGAGCGCGGGCAGCGTTGCGGGCCGACATTCGCGGAGTATTCCGGAAACAGCGAGGAGTTTGAACACAGGTATTCACCGAGGCGTTTACCGTAGTATTCTGCTTTCTGCAGCGCATTCATTCGAAACTCTTTCATTACGTCATTGCCTGCAGGTTGCGCGTCCTGCGGGGTGCGCTGAACGATTGATGCGTTATCAATTTTGAACGTCAGGGCGGGCAATGCTTCGAGGATGGTGTACCAAAGCAATGCCGGTCGCACGTATTCATCGAGGAGGATGGTGTAATTACCGGCAGTACCCGCGCCTGCGAGGTCTGATTTCAGC